GACTGCCGGAGGAAGAGCGTGCTCTTCCCCGGGCGGTCAAACCATGACGTGCAGAGGGACAGGGTGTTTAGTCACCCTTCTCGATGCGTTGTGTGGGAGCCTCACTCGTGATGGCACGAGAGGCGGGCGTCTGTACCTTCCTAAGTTGAGGAAAGCTGGCATGAGTCCCAAGGACCTTCCAGCTTGCCTCAGTTTGGTATCAGACGCTCTGGCTGGATGCAAGAAGCACCTCCAAGTGGACCTCGCATTCTACGAGTCCCTTGTGATGAGCACCTACTTTCTTCGATCATTGGTCGAGGTACTATTGGATTGCGATCCAATCTTCTTGCGTCTTAGATTAGCAGATTTGAGGGAAGTGTTTGAGGTTCTTTGGCCACTCGATCCTGCTCAGCAGGTGGCTGTCCTCAAGTACTGGGTGGCCTGGCCCATGGCCAGGTGGCTTCGGGAACGTGACATTGTGTCTGCCCGCCCACCCTTCCTCCCTCAGGCTCATTCGTCTTTGGATTTCCCCATTCGGGGTCCTCTGAGGAAACATTTCAGGAACCTGGTGTGTTCCAAGACAACCTCCACCCGTGCCGGAATTCTTTGTAACGGCATTCTTCAGGGTGTGAAGAGAGGTTGCGCACCGGTCCCCGAGATGTTTGAGTTCTCATCCTGCATCAAGCACAAGGCGGCGCTTTCGGTCCCTGTTGAGTATGAGCCTGATTCCCAGATCGACAAGAAGTTTCGTGCGATTTGGGGTCAGACCAACACATCGGGTCGACCTATCAAGCGTCACTCGCGTTGGAAGCGTGTTCACTTGGACCGTGACTTCGAGAGGTTTCTCAAAGTTCCTTCCAACCATGCGAGTCTTGAGCTCAAACGTTCAGCGGGGGGTCGAGTTCGTGAGATTCATCGGATAAACCGTCGTCTTGGTGACGAACTGTATGTCCCAGGAGCTCTCGATGTTAACGACCCACCCCTGTTGGAGATGTATGATGTCGGCGGCGAAGTCATTGAGCGGAGAGGTTGGCCACTTGCCAGCTATAAGAAATTTCTCTCCGTTGCGGCTACCCATTGTCGTGGTCGTCACCTGAAGGCCAAGGTGGCTCTTTGTTTAGAGCCCCTCAAGTGCCGTGTGATAACCAAGGGTGAAGCCCTTCCGTACTTCGTCGCTCAGACGTTCCAGCGTCAGATGTGGAAAGCTTTGCAAGAGGTTCCAGCATTCAAGCTGACCTCGACGCCCGTGGACGCCTCTATGCTCTATGGTCTTGAGCTTAAAACATCTGAACTGGATCTCCAATTTGACCAGTGGGTTTCTGGTGACTACTCTGCAGCCACCGATGGACTTTCCCTTGACGTGAATCAATCATGTCTCACTGCAATGCTCGATACTTTCCAGGCTTCGCCTGAGGAGAAAGAGGTATGCAGGAAGGTCCTTGGCTGTCATGAGGTGTCTTATCCAGACAACCACACTGAGGCCGGTAACGGCGCTCTTGACCCTTTTCTGATGCAGAATGGTCAGTTGATGGGCTCTGTGCTCAGTTTTCCAGTGCTCTGCGTGATCAACCTCACCGCCTATTGGTGTGCTCTTGAGGAGTATACTGGGCGGAAGTTCACGAAAGAGCAGCTCCCTTGCTTGGTGAACGGTGATGATATCCTGTTCAAGTCCAATATGGATTTCTACGGGGTCTGGAAGAAGTGGATCTCTAAGGTGGGGTTTACCCTTTCCTTGGGGAAGAACTACATCTCTCCAAACTTTCTCACCGTTAACTCTGAGAGTTGGCTCCATAGGGGGGGAAGCACTTTCAAGAAGCTTCCTTTCCTGAACTGTGGGTTACTTCTGCAGGAGGCCTCTGGCCCCTGTCAGATCCCCTTACGGATGGAGACCGCCGAGCGACCCTTGATTCCCAAGTTGCAGTGGATTCTTGACAACTGTAACAACCCCAAGCGGGCCTTCAATAGGATTAAACACCATTGGAGGAACAGCTTGAGGATCCATACTGCGGACGGTTACTACAACCTATGCAGTCCCGTGGAGCTTGGGGGTCTAGGTCTTAGGGTGCCAGACCAGTGTCTAGAGGATGTCAGGTTTACTGCCCTCCAACAGCTGGTCGCTGGAAGCGCACTTAGAGCCTTCAAAGAACTCTCTGGCCGAGAAGCCCGTTCCGTCCCCTTTAACAGATGGCAACGATTGTCCATCATAGAGCGGGATGGGTTGCGGAATACTCTGCCTCCCTCGACGATTGGACGGGTTGGAGAACTCGTCATCCGTCAGACGAAAGAGCCATTTCGGAGCGAGTGCGAAGTACGTCTCAAGGATCCTCTTGCGAGCATACGAGTTGCTCGTGATCTCAACCCGGTGCAGCTTGACACTGTTTTCGAGTTGCCCTGTTATTCCTTGAGACACATCGCACGAAGAGAGATTTCGAGTGCTTTCAAGCTCGGAGTCAAGATCACCGCGCCATACACCTTCGATTTGGAGGTGCGGAAGCAATTAACCCAGTGGGGGCCAACTGATGACGCATCCCCTCCAGCCTCTGGTCTCGACCGAGAGCTGGTAAATATTGCAGAAATGGCTACGGACAACATTTCGTCCGTGTCTCCATCCCCGCGGGTGAGGCGCTGGTGATTGATGGCTGCGAGGCCATGGTCTCGTAGCCATCTTTGGCTCAAGGGTGGTTCTTACTAGTTCTCGATATTGGTTCGAACCCCACACTCTCTCTCCTCGGATCACTTTCCCTTCTCAATGGCTGGGAAGTTCCCAGGTGTTCGCCGCAAGATTGCCAAGAAGAAGAAGCAGCCGCCCCCCGAAGGACGCCGAAGCCGGGCCGATAAGGTCCAGGCCCAAGGCGTGGGGAAGACAGTTTCAAGAGCCTTTGGCAGCTCACGTGGCAGTGGTCTCGAAGTATGGGATGCTTTCCATCCTTCACACTTGCCACTACCGCGAGCTGTCGGGCCCTATACCGTCGTGCGGTCTACTGCTCTGATCAAGTCCAGCGCCAAGGTGAATATCATTGGTGCGTTCCAGTTCCATTCTGCCACTTCAGCTGCTCGCAGCTGGACGACAGTAGGCATGTTGAGTTCGGTCACACCGACCGCGCCCATCAACGCCGCTGGAAACACCATTCATCATTCTGTTCCTTTACCAGGGACAACTGTGACTGGATCTGGCATGACTGCGGTTCCCTCCGCGATATCTGTCCAAGTGATGAACTCCAATGCCCTACAGACCACGAATGGTATCTGTGCGGGTGCTGTTTCGACGTCCCAGCTTGACCTCAAGGGTCGAGTGGAGACTTGGAACAACTTTGCAACGGAGTTTATCTCCTTCATGAGGCCTCGGCTTCTGTCAGCTGGGAAGCTGGCGTTGCGAGGGGTCCAGATGGACTCATATCCTCTGAATATGGCAGCATGTTCGGAGTTTCTTCACACCTATGACATCGGTGATAGCGCCTTTGAATGGAACGCTACCAGCGCGATTACCCCCATGGGGTGGGCTCCTCTTGTCATTGTGAACGAGGGCACGCCGAATGGTACTGATCTTGAACTTCAGTTCTTGGTTACGACCGAATGGCGTGTCCGGTTCGACATTGGGAACCCGGCCGTGGCATCACATCAGAATCATGGAGTCACTTCTGACTCAAAGTGGTCTGAGATGATCAACATGGCCGTTGGACGTGGTCATGGTGTCCTCGACATCGTGGAGAAGGTTGCCAATACTGGTGCTGCCGTCCTCGGTGCTGCGAATGCGGCACGAGGGTTGGCCGCCGTGCTGGCGTGATCCCCTTCGCTCCTTATCTGCTAGTCAGCCTAAGGCTGTTTTCTCGCCCCTACCGAAACGAACCGTGGTTTGTTTCTCCCTACTGACCCTGTTGTGCCAATTTATTGTGCTG